AGTCTAGGGTCACCACGATTAGCCATTAGTAATGCCCTACCTTCTTATGATGATCTAAAGCCTTACAAGGATTGCCATAACGATGAGCAATATACTTTAAGCCTAAGTCTATCTGCTTATATGGGTTGCGCTCTGTCATCTTTAGCAGCTGTGGTATGCCGTACGCGCTGCTCTTCTTATTCTTAGCTGTAGGTGACCATTGGCTTTCCATACGCCATAAGGTGACTAGGCATCTGTATTGCTTGTCATCTAATAACTTTAGATGTGCATATATCTTGTAGTTTTCTTTGCTTGGATCAGTTGCATTAGCTGGCGTAATCCCAATTACACAATACAGCCCCACAAGCACCAAACATCGCCTGCGAGCTATCCGCCTCAGCGGCTCGCCAGCGAGTTGTGATGCTAGCGTAGGTGTCAAGCTACTAGCGAGTATGTGGATAAGTTGAGCGTATCGCCTGCGTGTCGTCCACAGGTTTTGGCCGGCTGTGGATAACTCCTGTGGATAACTATTCACCTTACCCTCGCTAACTTTGTACGGTGTAATGCATCTGTTGAAGGTTGACCTAACGCAAATAAGAAAGTCTGAAAGCTAATCGTTTGCGATTTACCGTCAGGGCGCTCAAACTTAAAATCGGGTGGAGTAGCTAAAATCCCGTCAGCTATATCCCATATTTTATTAAACCATTTAGATCGTGATACAGGTATTAGAGCTATACCGTTGCCATTATCCATAAACTTATTTACCCAGGGTGTTGCGTTGCTAAAAGGTGGATTCATCCAAACCAACCCCCCCCCCACTCTTGTGCAAGGCCGTCATCTGCCTGGCTAAACCAACGTTTAGCAGGTAACCACGGGATGCCTTGTAACGGTGCAGCCACGTCTATATCAAACTCTAAACCTAAGGCATCAAACAGCCATTTAGGCGTGTAATAGTCATTGGTAGTTGTAGCTTCACTAACTACGTTAAACAGGCTATTTTGCATCCTTGCCCCAACCTGTGCCCCTAAATATGGCACCTACTGGGTCATAAATACGGCGCATATCAAAGCCACAGCACTTAGGTATATTCACATCGTGTATGGATCGCTGAACTTCATAGCGTATAGAGCAGCTAATACACTCATACTCATACATCGGCATAAGTGACCAATAGGCAAACGCTCATTTTGCTACATACCTTGCATTGTAAAACCTTTACGTTAGCAGGCAGGTTATCTGTCACTATGCGCTCTATCTGCTCTGTTATCTTTTTACAGCTACGGCACTCAAAGCGTATGGACTCACTCATAGCTGCACCGCCTCTGAGATAGGCAAAAGGGCCACGGTCTTGTCAACCTGGCCCTGGCTGTCAAACTCTGTTTTAGCAGGCAGCCTTTTAACTGACCACTTAACCGTTATCTTACGCAGGTTAAAGGCGTAGATGCCCTTAGGTGTGGCATTAACGTAAAATGGCGTAAAGCCCAGGCGCTCGGCCTGTTGCATTAGCGCATCGTACTTTTCTTGCTCTATAAGCAAATCATCGTAATGCGTGTGCCTGCATTTTAGCTCTATGTGCAGCCTATACAGGGTGCTAGTGGCATCGTGGTACTCGTATTGGTCAGATGACTTAGTTAGATCCTCTAAGTAGCGCGCCTTTATGTAATTAAATAGCTCTTGCTCGGTCTGCATTATCTGCACCCTTTGCAAAACCATATGATATTTTCATAGCTGTTTTTTTGATAGCCAAACTTATCTAGCTGTGCCACTAAGGCGCACTTATCGCATTGTTCAACCTTGTACTCAGCTGCTAACTCACCGTTTACAAAGAGTTTGCCTGTCATCTCTTTAAGGTTGATTAACTCGTAGCTGTCGCTCATACCTGGGGCGCCCAGCCTGTAGAGGTTTGCATATACCAAACGGGGTCACATTGTGTTGCCTTGCTATTTTCTATACAGCTGTAATTGCCCCACTCTTTGCCTGTCTTAGCGCTAGTGCCAGTACGCCATACGCGGGCACCGTGTTGGCACTCAGGTTTACCTTGTAAGTAGATGCCGCCTAGCTCGTTTTTAACTGCCTCTATGGTCTGTGCTACAGGTGTAGTAGCCCATAGATCATCGCTAACAGGTGCTACGTCTTTAGTGCTAAGTGCCTCTACCTTTTCCATATCTTGCTTAGTACTACGAGCAATACCGCCAGGTGTGAGCAAACCAATAACACGCCCGTAAGCGCTTGTTACTGCGTTTTCTACCCAAAAGTGCAGGTTAACGCCTCTGTCGCTACGCATCTCAAAGGCGTAATCAACAGCGCTTGGTAGGTGATCTTCATACTCTTTGTAGGCCTCAGCCTTAACCAAAATATAACCTTTTGTTATATCTATATCTTCAATATATGCCACTAAACGTAGCGTGGGATATTCACTACGCGCCCTAATAATCCTGGCGTTGACATCCTCGTATCCTTCTAAGAAATTACTCATCGCTTGGCCTCAGCTTCTTTCAGCGCCTTAGCGATATTACGGCCACGTAGGTAACCTTCACCCAAGCCTACTTTGTAGCCCATTTCATAAGCTGCGTAGATAAATAAGCCCATAAATAGGCAAACCATACCTACTACCATTAGATCTAAACTGTTCATCTTTCGCCCTTTGTTAAGGCCGATGCGCTACTTATCCGAGTAGCCCTCTCGGCGTGTGTAGTTAAAGTATGAACCTACCTACCGACAAAAGACAACGCGACACGCCCTACTTACTAAGTCTGTCCTCTAGCAACATCTCGTAAATACGGTCAACCCGCACCTCTATACGTTCCACTCGCCCTACAAGGTTATGCCCGCCGTTGCCGTCATCGCGTAGCTCAGATAGGTAATACTTAACAAGGTGCCGCACAAGCCCAGCCATAAGCCCTGAAAGCGTAGCAATCCCCAAAGCTACGGCTATGTATGCCTGGGCCTGTGACACTTACTTAGCGCCTATCCCAAGTTGCTTTTCATTAGGTGCTATAGCTTTAAGTACTGGCCCAATAAGTCCAGCAAGAAAAGCATTAGCTAGTACTTTAGGGTCTGTGATGCCTGATAGATACAGCGCACCCACGCACGATAGAGCTGCACGTAGGTAGGACAAGGCCGCAGCCTTAAATTGCTCTTTCATTGTATTGCTCCTAAATGCCCCTTAGTTGACTTGTTTTAGTACTGCAATCGTATGCGTACCCGATGCAGCAATACCGTACAGGCCTTCGTGGTCACCTACTGGCACCTGCATTTTATCGCCATTATCTAGCTTGTAACCGTTAGCTGTAGTCACGTTAGCATCGCCTAAATACACAGCGCCGCCGCCTAGATTATGTAGCCATACGGTTTGATCCATAATGTTAGCTGCTACCAATAATGTAGCTGTTGTAGTTATTGTTACCTGTGCGCTAGTTGGCATTTTCTAATCCTAACTTAGTAATTAAAGCCGTGACCTTTTCAGGGCTTAAAGCTATCTCAAAGTGCATTTCATCTTTTCTTGTCCAATCCCCGCCCCAGGTTAGGCCATACTTTTTAGCCAGGGCACGGATCATCGGCACCTTAGCTGCATCAAACGTACCTACTTTGCCTAAAGGGTGTTTTGTAGCGTTAAGGTCTATAGCTGTGCCGCTTGCGTGGTTACTAAGTTTGCCAACCACACCTCTTACGTCTCTGTAGGCATAACCCCAATCGTCAAACGTGCCGCCTTCTATTGGCTCTATTAACTCGTTAAACTCTTTAGCAAAGTTAATAAGCAAGGGCGCTACTTTTTCAGCGCAGCGGATTTTAAGGCTTGTTCCCTTGACCTTAAAAGGCTTAACGCCTATATCGGCTTGCTCTTTAGATGCTGGCCAGCCGTTGTAGCTAAATAGTGTGGGCTGCATTTACACAATTCCAACGACAAGTTGACTCATCTAATACTGCTTCATCGTGGCATTGAGGCGCAATAAAAGCATCTCTGTTTTCATCGTATGTGTAGCCGATACCTGCATAGTTAAATCTTATGTTGTTGTTGTAACTTGTCTTAATCCAAGTGCCGCCAAGTGATTGCATAAATGCTAAGCCTTCATCTGGCTCATTGTTATCTCCAACAACTATGCGAATTACTTTGTTGTCTGCATCTATTTCTGCAAAATGGCTCACGCTGCATACCTCACAATTACAATACCTGAGCCTCCTGCGCCGCCGTTGCCAGTAGGCACACCTGAGGTGTTAGTGCTACCGCCACCGCCGCCGCCGCCTGTGTTTGCTGTGCCTGCAACTCCATTAGCGAGCGCCTGTGTGCTTGGATTAACTGCACCAGAATTACCACCGCCACCTGCACCACCTGAACCAATCGTAGCGCCCGAAGCGTAAACTCCGCCACCCCCGCCACCTGCGTAATATCCGCTTGCACCTGTTGAAGTTGCACTTGCCCAAGTTGAATAAACATTAGTCCCAGCACCACCTGCGCCTCCAACTGTGGAAGTACCAGCCGTACCAGCCGCACCTTTGCCACCACCGCCACCTGCGCCGTAATTAGGTCCTGAATTAACTCCTACCGCGCCAGCATTACCTTGTCCTGAGGTTGCAGTACCAGCAGTATATCCGCCCCAAGCACCACCGCCAGAGCCACCATTAAGTGCATTTATATTAGCCGCACCAGCACCACCGCCAACTGAGGCAGTAAGTGAACCAAATTGAGAATTGCTACCGCTTGTACCAGTAGCCCCCACAGCAGTTCCACCTGCACCACCGCCACCAACTGTAACAGTCTTGGCAGATGTGACTGATTCGCCTGTAAAAGCTAAGAATCCACCAGCACCACCGCCACCGCCGCGATCTTGACCACCACCGCCACCGCCTGCGGCAACTATTATGTCGCAAGATAAACTTACTGTTGGAGTAAAAGTCCCGCCTGCTGTGAAGGTGTGGTAATAATATCCACCGCTTAAAACTATTGTGCCGCCTGTGGCTTTAGGTGCAAAGAGATGCCCGCTTATCTGACTTGCCATAATTCCAAGCATCGGAGTCATTATGCAATATCTCCAAAAACTATCCAGGAGTTAGCAGCTAGTTTTTTAGCAGTTGCACCTGAATTAGCTACACGCAATTTAGGTGTAGCACTCGTTGCACCTGTTGATATTACTGTAGTAGTGCCAGGCGTTACTGCGCCTATGGTTGGCTGACCTGCCCCTGTAATCCAAAATACGTTTATCTCTGTGCCTACTGCAAAATTGAAAGTAGCATCTGTAGGTATATTAAATTGCTGCGTTGCAGCGTTATTCATTGAAAATATATTACCTTCATCGCCTGATGCAAAAGTATATGAGGCAGTTTTAGCGCTGTACGTGGACTCTTGAAAAGCAGCCGCCTGCAGAGTTGTCATCTGTGCAGCCGTTAAAACCTGCCCTGTTGTAAACGTCTGTTTTGTTGACATTTTAATACTCCTTAATAACTTAATACGCCGCTGTCAAGCAGGCCGTATATTGCTGAGTCTAATATAAAGCCGTCAATAATCGGCTCTAACGTGGTTAGTGTCGTTTTCCAGCTGTTAGGACTTATGCTCATAGCAACGCCAAACACCTGCAAAGTCTTAGTTAGGGTTGAGGCCCCAGGTTGGTTAGTAGTAATAGTTACAGGATCAAAGTAATCAAGGCTTAAAGCTGCAATAATGCCCGTATTGTAATTATCGGTATAGAGGTCTAGTTGGATAGCATCGCATCGAATAGAGGTCTCAGCCCTAGATGCCACGTATGCCTGTGCATAATCCAGGGCCACGGCATCGGTTTCCATAAGTAGGTTTTGTTGGTTATAGCTATGCACAAAATACTTATCTATGCTGGGCTGGTTTATGGCTACCTGGGCTGTGCCGCCTGTACGGGTAACGCTGGCTGAGTTGTAAACCAGGGTATCGTCAAGGCGCCACACCGCGTTAAAGTAGCCAATATCTGTACCGTTATCATTAAATACTGTAGGCGTAGCCCCTGTACTGCTAGCCGTCACGCTACGATCTTGAAAGACAAACGAGCCAGCCGCATCTACATACAAGGCCCCGTACTCGCTTATCTCTACTGTCTGCATAGCTGCAAGGCTTGTGCGAGCCGTGCCTGGGTCTGCCTGCATAGTAGTCAAACCTGCATCTACGTCACGCATAGAGTTAGGCCAAGAGATAGCATCTAACAAGGCGTTAATTCTTGCACCGCTAAGCTGACCCGCTGAGGTGCCTGCTACTGTACTAATCTGTGCATTTTGAGCTAACCTAAAAGCATCTACCGCCTGTATGGTGGTATAAACCACGTCATTAGCATTTTTAGGTGTAGTAGTTGTATAGCTAGTAATAAAGCCTGAAAAAATAGGGTAAGTAACAGCGCCGTATGTAGCCGTAATCTGCACCTTACGCATAGGCGTTAATAAGTTGTAATACGGCCCGCTAGGGTTTTGAGGGTTAAAATCTCCGTTTTGGTCAACGATACGCAGGGATAGAGTGCCCGTTTGGAATTGGTCAGCCTGAGCGTTACGGCCTCTAATAGTTTGGATGCTGTCCACTACGTTAGACACGTCCACAATAACTGCGGCGCTATCGGCTAACACGTTGGTGCCTAATATGCCTTGATCTAAAATCATAGCCTGAGCAAACGCTGGGCCAGTACTAAAGTTAATAACAGCGTTTACTGTTGGCACGGTCATACTGCTATAGCCCCTGCGTAGGTAGTTGTATAGCCTCTACGTGCTATCTCATTAAGGGCATTTTGCACAGCATCTACGATTATATTTTCACTACCAACCACGCCTGCGTTTACGGTTATATTGTAAGCGCCTGCAGGTATCTGCCCCTCGCCTGCACCCGCACCGCGGCCTGAGCCTTTCTCGGCAAAATAAGTTAAAGCATTAGAGGCGGCTACCTGTGCAGCGCGGGCAGCATCATCAACTCTACGGTCAGGATTTTGGCCAGGATTATAGTCAACTCCAGGTACAAGGCCAGCAACGGCTGCAGCTGCACTACCGCTTGTGCCACCACTTGCAGCCCCTGTAATGCCTGCTACGGCAACGCCTGGCACGGATAAAGTAGGGAACTTAAACTTAGCTAATAGGTCTAAAGCCGATTGTAGGTTAGCAAGGTTAATAAGATCCGTAGACTTCATACCTGCTAAGACTTTGTTTATGTCTAGCAATTTGGCATCTTGCTTTTGCAAAGCGCCTAGTATTTTTAAGTCCTCGTTTAGTTTGGCCGTGGCCTTTACTATGGCTGCCTCATCCTTTGAGGCTATGGCATCTTCAAGGGCGTTTATATCTTGCTTAATTTTTAGGCGCTGTACATCGTTTGCTATAGCTAATATCTGTGAGCCAGTAGTGGCCTTGCCTAGAGCCTCAGCCTGACCAATTAAGGCCGCGTTAAGTTGGATTTTGTCTAAATCAAAAACGTCTGCGCCTTTAGCTAAAGCTAGGTTTGCCTTGTCTATTGCTATAGATAGTTGTTTAGCTTTAGCTGTAGCTAGTGCCGCTGCCGCTGTTTTTTTAGTCTCTGCAGTAATCTTTTTAGCGGCAGCAAGAGCTTGCGCATCTTGTGCCTTTTTGCCCTGGTATGAGGTAGCCATACCTGTACCAGCAAACTTACTAGCGGCTCTTGCTTTATCCTGAGCCTCAAACTGTGCAAAAGCTTTCTCAAGATCGCCAAGCATATTAAAGGCACCGCTACCTGTAATAATATCTATAACGCGTATAAACTTAGCAAAATTGATAATGGCAGTACCTATGGCACCTGAAATAGACTCTACAAGGCTTAGGGTTTTAGGTAGGCCACCCTCGCCGCCTAAAAGTGCAAGGGCATCTACTAAATCTTTGCCTAGTGTTTCAGCTACGTTTGCACCCGCTACGGTTAGTTTGTCTAACGATCCTGCGTAAGAGTCTGCAGCTAATTGCGCCTGGCCTTTACTGACTTTAGCCACCTGGGCTAAAATCTCCTCAAAGCTCATAGCTGCTAGCTCGGCTTTACTTAAACCTAGCTGGTACTTCATTAAGCCACGGGTATTACCCTGGTAAGCCTTTGATAAATCTGCAGAGACGCTAACTACGTCAACGCCACTTTGCGCGCTAAGGTCTAGAGCGGTACGTAGTAAATCTTGTGACTTAATATAATCGCCTGTACTGGTCAGTAACATCTGATAAGCGGGGCGTAGTTTGTCATCTAGTACGCCGTATTGGCGCTCTAACTCAGATATAAACTTTTTTACGGCTGGGTCTGCAAAAGCTAAGCCTAAGTTATTAAGAGTTTTGCTAAGTACCTTAGCGGCCTTGTCATCGGCTGCAAAAGCCTTAACGGCCTGCATCGCACCTCTAGCGCCAAAAGCAATACCAAAAGCCCCAGCTAAACTTTTAACACTCTTAGTAAGTGATTTAGTGGCCGTCTCTGCTTTACTAAATGCCTTTTTGCCTGTGTATTCGGCGGCTATATTTATTACTACTGAGGGATCTATAGCCATTACTTAACCCCCATAGCATTGTAAAACTTAATCTTTGAGTTTTCTATAGCCTTTAATACAGCTGCATTAGTCTTGCCGCCGTCCTCTTTCCAGGCTCTAAATATGGCGCGGCCTTTCATTTTACGGCTTCTACGTCCTGCGCCAGTTTGGTTATTCGCATCTACTATTGGGCCGTATTCGTTTATAGCTTCAATAAACATATTGCCTGCGCCTGGGTTATTACTTTTAGATTGTAGCTTTGTACCTGAGCGTATCATTTTGCCATAATTAGATTGACCTGGGCGCACAACCTTAGCCATAGGAGCTTGCTCTCGGCCATTAGGATACAAGCGGCCTGCGGTTTCATAAATTGATCCTGCTGCACTTGTATTAGCAATACGAGCTATAGCTCTAAAACCTCTATCATTAGGTTTTGAGGGTGAGGTTTTATAGCCTATGCCGCCCTTAGCTGCAGTAGTACTCCATAACCGCCCCTTTTCTGACCATAAAGCCGTATCACTACTTTTAGCCCAACCTGATAGGGGCGAAGTATTAGGCACAAAGCCACGAGCAGTTTTAGTTATAGGGGCTAAGAGGTTTGCTAACTCTTTGCGAGTCTCTTTCGCTAAGTCAGGGCTAAACTTTTTAATAGCCTTGCGTAGCTCAAGGGCGCCTCTTACCTCTACTGGCATTTTGCTGCTCCTTAGCTTTATCGTTTATTACCCTGAGCATATTCTTAAACATAAAATCGTCCAGGTCTAGCAGATACTGGGGCGCGATACCCGTTTCAACGGCTAGCTGCGCTATGAGGTAACCAAAACTACCGCGCCCCACTATTGCGAAGGGTCATCCTCCAACACCTCAACCTTAGCTAAAGTGTCTAAGAATAACGCTCCAAAAACAGGTACTTCAACGCCCGCTGATCTAAGGCACTCGTGCGCTAGCCAGTAAACATCGCTCTGCTTTTCATCATCTCTAAAGGCTTTATGAAAACCTTTTTTTGCATATAACTCAAAGGCCCACTCAATTTTTGGCGTTATCTGATGCTCAGATACCGTACCGTCTGCCCTTGTTATTTTAAGTTTTGCCATTGTGTTAGCCCCTTTTCTTTATTCTTATGGTGCAGTTGTAATTACGATTGGTGAGTTACAGGTAAATGTGAGGCTCTGCATTGATTCATCTGCTACAGCGCCGTTGATGTCTTGAGTGTTATTGACCAAAACTGTAGTGCTGTACAGCGGATTAGTAGTTGAGACTACGCCGCTAGTTTGCTTTAGTGTGAGTGGCACGGTTGTACCCCACGCAGCTTGCAAAGTTGCACGTACTGAGCCTGCACCTGAGGCTAAATCATCGTTAAGAAAATCTAGCGTGATTGTGCTGGCCTCTAGGCCTTTTACAAACTTATGAGCTGTATCGCCCATAGCTGTAACTTCTAGCTCGTCAAAAGTTCTAGAGATACTTGCGCTCGTTACGTGATCTGATAGTGCTACTGAGTTAAGAGTAGCCACTACGCCGTTTGATAAGAAAATTGCCATTAGGGCTATTCCTCTACTTTCTGTGTTGTAGTTTCTTTTGGTTGGGTTTCTTTAATCTCTTTTGGCAGGTCTTGGCCAATTTTGATTAAAAATGCTTTCTCTTCATCTGTAAGTGCCATTTTATCTCCTATGCCCAGCTTGTTAGTATGCTTATTTGTAAATCTGCCGTTAGATAGTCACCTGCGGCAACGCTTAGTACGCTAGGTGCGCTTACGCTTGTAACATTAAATACTATTGCGCTATTAGCTAGTTTAGTAAACACAGCTACTATCGTGTCCTCTATGCCAATAAGGTTTGAGGCATTATCAAACATAGGCACCGTCATAATAATCTTAAAATTAGCCATAGGCGATATATTTACTTTTGAGTTATTACTTGGCGTGATGTATGGATCTGCAGGGGCCACCACCACAGCGCTAGATTGCATAGTGCTAGGCGGGTAATTGAAAACCGTCCACACGCCAGGGTTAGCCAGGGCTGCAGCTATTGTGCTGCGTAAGGTAGTTATAGCTGCAGGCATTAGCCGACCATACCTGCGGGTGAAAGATACGGAGCCAAGAGGCCACGCACGGATGCCATTAAAGTATTGGACATTTTGAACGGGCTTAAACTATAGCCGTCCACGCTAGTGCCGCCGTTTTGTGTACTGAATCGGCTAGTCCAGATATTTTCTGCCAGCATTAAAGCTGCAGCGTTAATAGCTGGGGTATTGGCGTAGGTAGCCGTTTTTGTATCGTCACCTAACATAGTGCCATAAGGCAGTACGCGCCTAAAGTTTTGGTCAGCCGCTACTTTTGCATATTGGATAAAACTATAGCCCTGTGGGAATTGCCAATAGTTAAGCTGCATATTAAAAGCAGGCAAGATATTAGCTGTGCCTGTGCTAAATGGAATTGTGCCCGTAATTGTGTAAGTACCGTTAAAGGTTGAACCAGCCCCAGCAATAGTTACTGATTGGCCCGTAGTAAAGATGCCAGGGTTGGCAACCATAACTGTAGCGACATTAGACACCAACGCGGTACCGACTACGGGCGCGCTGTCAAACCATAAAAAGCCGTTTATTAGATCTTGTGCAGCTTGGCAGGTGTCCTCTATCCAGGTATAAGAATCGTACAAAGTGCCAACGCCCAGGCTAGCCTTCAAGGTAGCAGCTGTTACATACGTGGCTGGCATTTTTGTACTCCTATCTTACTTAGGTTTGGTAAGCCTCAAAGGGCTAAGAGGCCTACCAAACTATTAGTGGGTTTTCTTAGGTGAAGTTGTAACGGATAATACCCTTAGGCATTTTTGCAATAGTTGCCATATAACCATAGATAGCAACCTGCACCTGTAGGTTAGATACAACGTTAACTGACATATAGGCAGTTGGTGACTGGTAAACAGTAAATGCCTCAGGCGCAAGAATAATTGCTGAGTCATCTACAGTTGTAGTTGCCGCGAAGTTTTTATCTACATACAGGTCTAATCCCAAAACGTTTCCACGAATTGAGCCAGGCTGTGTTAGCCCGCCTGCGTTCATTGGCTGTGATGCTGAATAGATAGGGCGCCCAGTTGTATCGGATGCACCCATTAGTAGCTGCCATTGTGAACCGTTAGCAATGTAGTTCTGTGCATAGTAGCCAGTTGCCTCATAAACAAGACGTGCGGCCTCAGATGCGTAACCAATAATGCCTGCAGATGTAGCAGCTTGTGCTGTAGTTGCAACGGTACCCGCTGTAATAAGTGCAGCGTTAACTGTTGTATCAAGAGTCTTTAGGTAAGCATTTTGTAGCTGTGCTGTTAGCTCAGCATAGAAGTTAGGATCTGAGCGCTCTAGCAATTCAATGCTGAGAGTGTTCATACCTGAGTACTTAGAAATTGTGCCTGTAAGGTATTCAGTAACCATACCTGTGTTAGCAACCGCGCCGCCTTCGGCTTCAACAGTTACAACAGGTGCAACGCCTGACTTACCGCCTGCAGATGTGACAAGAGACGGTACGTTAATAGTCATACCGCTAGCTGGCAATACTCCGCGTGAACACGCATCGATAGACGGTGTGCCAAAACGTGTGTTAGTTGGAAACTCTGATAGGTACTGAGTCGGTGAAAATGCAGGATTAGTTCCAAAATCATCATCGGCGGCCGTCACGAAAAGTTTTGACTCTTCATTACCTAGCGCAGCTTTGATTTTGTGTTCTGTATATGCACCCATTGAAGTAATAGGTGTACGTACGCGCTGAGAGTTAAGCGCGCTTGGTAGGATGATTTTACGAGCTGCCTCTACTGTAGGTGCAGCCTGCTCTGTGGCATCTACTGCCTCAGGTGCGTTTTGATCGGGGGCTGTAGTCACAGCGGCCTCGCTTTCGGTTTCGGTTTCGGTTGTGGTTGAGTTTATTACGGTGTTAGTTGTCGTAATCTTTGTACTTGTGGACTCTGCAGCCTCTACTGGGGTTACTGGCATATCGCCTGCAGCTGCCGCAATTTTTTGCACCGCAGCGCTTGCAAAGGCAGCGCTCTCTACGAGTGACACCTCGCGTAAGGTGGCAGCGGTGACCAGGAGATAATCCTTTTGGGGCTTTGATGCGGTAACTTCCACACCAACGGATAAGCCGTCCATTAGTTGCTCCTGGGCTAGCAAAATCGCATCTGATCCACGTGAGGATGCACTTACCTTAAAGCTTGCATAAAGGCCGTCTTTAGCTGAAGTCATACTTTGCATACGCCCTACCACGGCTGAGTTATCGTGTGCCATTAGGAGTTTTACTTTACTTGGCTCAGCTGCGCTAATTGAACCCTCAGCAAAAACTACTTTGCCCGCGCTTGTATAACCTACCTCACCATAAGGTGCAATTTTGCCTGAGATCATACGGCGCTCGCCGCTATCTACTGCCTCGATATTGCCACTAAACGTTAAGATCATTAGTGCCGTTCCCTTCATTAAGGCCACTAGGGCTTAGCTGTTCCATACTTTGCGCTTGCTCTAAGTCAATTAAACCCAGGTTAAGCATTTTCTCTATTGCATCTAAACGCGCTGCAGTATCGGCACGTAAGAAAGTCTCATCTAACGCAAAGCGCACAACGTTACCGTGCGCCGTAATATCATCCATAGATAGACGGTTTTCAATAGCGCTAATAAACGGCTGTAATGAATATGCTACAAACTCTTTGCGCCCGTCAATAATGTTTTGGTAGGTCATACTGTTATTCATATCTGCGCTAATATAATAACTTGGCACGTTCATTAAACGGCTTACTTCCGTAGCTAAGTATTGGGAACTTTCCGTGTAGGTCATATCCTTAGGTGAAAAGCCAACCTGTTGGTAATCTAAA